TTATGGAGAAGAATAAATTAAAAGTTATTTCTTTATTTTCCGGGTACGGAACACAAGAACTAGCATTAAAATATATAGGTGTTGATCACGAAGTTATTGCAAATTGTGACAACTTTAAACAAGCAAACGAATGTTATGATGTACTTCATACATCACAACTTGGAAACTTGGGTGATATTACAAAAATTGACGAAAACACATTCCCACAATGTGATTTATTAACGTATTCATTTCCTTGTCAGGATATATCAATTTCTGGAGTACAAAGAGGAATAAAGGAAGGAACAAGAAGTGGACTCTTATATGATGTTGAAAGAATACTGGCAACTAATAGACCAAAATATCTTTTAATGGAGAACGTTAAAAACCTTATCTCAAAAAATCATTATGATAATTTTAAAAAACACATCTATTTTTTAAGAGGATTAGGATACACATCATACTGGAAAGTACTTAATGGTGCTGACTTTGGGTGTCCCCAAAATAGAGAAAGGGTGTTTATGATTTCTGTTCTTAATGGTGATAGAGAAGATGTAAAACAAAAAATGGAGAATGTGGACAACTACAAAAAAACAAGAGTTCCAATGAGACCTTTTATTGAAGACGTGGAAAATCCGGAACTTTTTGTTAATTGTTCATATACACCCCATCAACCAAAAAGTAATACTATTTGCAAACTTGTTGCTAGAAGAAATGATGTTAAATACGATCAGGCAAGAAGAATCTATTCTGTTGATGGATGTTCACCTTGTCTTACAACAAGCGGATCACCACAGATTATGTGTGAAGATGGTAGAGTAAGAACTATTACAGCAAGAGAAGGATATAGATTTATGGGTGTTCACGAAGATGATATTGATCAATTACTTACAACATCATTATCAACAACAGCACACGTTTCACTTGCAGGAAACTCAATTTGTATTCCGGTAATGGAAGCGATCTTTAGTGAATTTTTTAGTGAATACATCACAACACAAGAACCAGTATTGTCAAACCAGACAAATGAAGAATTAAATGACTAAAACCTTATTGGTTGACGGAAACAACCTATTAAATATTGGATTTCACGGTGTTAGGGACTTCTTTAACAAAGGAGAACACGTTGGGGGTACCTGGCACTTTTTAAATACTTTAAGGAAGTTTTTAGAAGAGACCAACTACAATAAGGTGGTTGTATTTTGGGATAGTGAAACCTCATCATCAGAGAGAAGACTACTATACCCAAAATACAAACTTAATCGTAAAGAAAAAAACGAAGAAGATTTTAAAGAACAATCTTTTTTAAATCAAAAACAAAGAGTAAAACAATACCTGGAAGAAATGTTCGTAAGACAACTTGAGATTGAAAAATCTGAAGCCGATGATCTTATAGCATATTATTGTCAAATCTCAGAAGATGAGGATAAAACAATATTTTCATCAGATAGAGACCTTACACAGTTAATTTCTGAAAAGGTAACAATATACTCACCCCAACAAAAAAGATATTATAAGAATGGAGATTTGGTTAAAATGTATGAAGCTGAAATTCCACATTATAATGTTAAAACCTACAAGATATTAACCGGTGACAGTTCGGATAATATTGATGGTATTTTTTATCTGGGTGAAAAAACATTTCTAAAATTATTCCCAGAAATACTTGATACTGAAGTTAAATATTCCGATATTTTAACAAAGGCAGAACAGTTACTTACGGAACAAAAAGGAAATGTTGCCTTACAAAATCTCCTTAGTGGAAAAACCAAAGAGGGAATATTTGGAGATGAGTTCTTTCTTATCAACGAGAAGTTAGTGGATCTTGCAAACCCACTAATAACCGAAGAAGGAAAAGATTTGGTTAGATTATATTACTCCGAGTCATTGGATCCAGACGGAAGAGGACATAGAAATCTAATACGAATGATGATGGAAGACGGATTCTTCAAATTTCTCCCAAAGGGTGACGAAGCTTGGGTAAATTTTTTGAAACCATTTTTAAAACTGTCAAGAAAAGAAAAAACAAAATTTAGAAACAAAACAAAAAAGTAAAAAATGAGAGACCAAGAAGCGACAAAGGTAGAGTTCTTATTGATGTGTAACGACAACATCGTTGTACAAAGATTCTTTAATGTCAAAGGGTTCAACAAAAATGCCCACAAATCAGAAGAGTTCTACGACTATATTAGAACTTTCTGTACTAACCTTCAATATGATTTGAAGATGAGATCCGTAGTCTATATGCTGGAGAATCAGTATGAAATTATGGAAAACCCGGATGTTCTTAACACCTCAATTACCGAGGGTGAAGAGAATTTTAACCTTTACATTAAGGTTGACAACCTGACAATTTGTCAGAGGTCGTTTGATGCAAAAGTATACCCACCAAAGGTAAGATATACCGTAGACCTACGTCCAAAGTTGAAAGGGATACTTTCAGACCTAACTGACATTTTTTCCGGTAAAAAATTTAATTATTTTTATCCACAATTTATCTAAAATTAGTAGTATTTATCATTACTAACAGAAAGAAAAATTATGGCGACAAACAAAAACTTCGAGTATCTCGGCAACAATTTCCAGATCCAATTACTTAACCAAATAATTGTAGACAAAGAATTTTCACACTCTATTATTGACGTAATTGAAAACAATTATTTTGAAAACAAGTATTTCAAAATAATCATTCAGATGATTAGAGAGTATTATAAAAAATACGATCATACACCATCATTTGAAACATTAGAACAAGTAACAAAATCCGAACTACAACAGGAAACAGCAATCAAGGTTGTTCTTGATACAATCAAGAAAATCAAGGATGCACCTATTGACGGTGTAGATTTCGTTCAAGAAAAAGCACTTAAATTCTGTAAACAACAAGAGTTACAGAAAGTAATGAAAAAAGCCCAAAAGATCATTGACGGTGGAGAGTTTGAAAACTACGACACGTTAGAAGAATTAGTAAGAGAGGCTTTACTGGTTGGTTCAAAAGACACAAGTGCAATGGATGTCTTTTCAAACTTAGACCAAGTGCTAGAGGACGATTATAGACACCCAATCCCAATGGGAATACCAGGTATTGACAGATTGTTAAAGGGAGGACTTGCGAAAGGAGAAATCGGTGTAATCCTTGCACCAACCGGAGTCGGAAAGTCAACACTCACAACAAAGATTGCGAATCACGCATTTAACCTTGGATTTAATGTCTTACAAATATTTTTTGAAGACAACCCAAAAGTGATACAAAGGAAACATTTTACCCTTTGGACAAAGATTCACCCTGACGAATTGTCAGACAAAAAAGATGATGTGATGAACAAAGTAAAAGAAATCAAGGAAACAATGTCAAATGAGTTAATCTTAAAAAAATTACCATCTGACACCAAGACAATGCTTCAGATCAAAAATGAGATCAGAAAGATGATTGCCGACGGTACAAAGATAGATATGGTAATTTTGGACTATATTGACTGTGTTGTTCCGGATAAGAACTTAGGTGATGAATGGAAAAGTGAAGGATCCGTAATGAGATCGTTTGAAGCAATGTGTCACGAATTAAACATCGTTGGATGGACTGCAACACAAGGTAATCGTTCATCAATATCATCTGATGTTGTAACAACAGATCAAATGGGTGGATCAATTAAAAAGGCACAAGTAGGTCACGTTATTATAACTGTAGCAAAGTCATTACAACAAAAAGAAATGAAATTAGCCACAATCGCAATTACCAAGTCTCGTATTGGAGATGACGGTGTGGTATTTGAAAATTGCAAATTTGATAATGCAATGCTTGAAATTGATACGGAATCTACAACCACATTCTTAGGTCTTGAGGAACAAAAAGAGGAAAGACAACGACAAAGGGTTAAGGAGTTGCTTGAAAAAAGACAACAGAGAGAAAAAGGAAAATCGACAGAAAATTAAAAATAAAATAATTAAATTTTAAACTATGGATATTTCACAAAAAATATTGAGTGATATTACGGTGTATATGAAATACGCTAAATTTGTCCCTGAATTAAATAGAAGGGAAACTTGGGAAGAACTGGTGACAAGAAATAAAGAAATGCACCAGAAAAAATACCCACAAATTAAAGAAGAAATTGAAGATGTTTATAAGATGGTATATGATAAGAAAATTCTACCATCTATGAGATCTTTACAGTTTGGTGGAAAACCAATTGAGATTTCACCAAATAGAGTATATAACTGTGCTTATTTACCGATTGATCATACGGATGCTTTTTCTGAAACTATGTTCCTATTACTTGGTGGTACCGGTGTTGGGTTCTCAGTTCAGAAACACCACGTAGATAAACTTCCGGAAATCAAAAAACCAAACCCAACAAGAACAAGAAGATATTTGATTGGAGACTCAATCGAAGGTTGGGCCGATGCAATTAAAGTACTACTTGAATCTTATATGGGATCAAAGTCCTCAACACCAGTATTTGATTTTTCAGATATTCGTCAAAAAGGAGCTCTTCTTGTGACATCTGGAGGAAAAGCACCAGGACCTCAACCACTTAAAGATTGTATTCACAATATTACAAAAGTACTTGACGCTAAAAATGATGGAGATAAACTTTCACCAATTGAAGCTCACGATATTACCTGTCATATTGCAGACGCAGTACTTGCTGGTGGTATTCGTAGAGCGGCACTTATCTCTTTATTTTCGGCAGATGATGATGAAATGATTTCTTGTAAGTCAGGAAGTTGGTGGGAATCAAATCCACAGAGAGGTAGAGCAAATAATTCGGCAGTTCTTCTTCGTCATAAAGTGACTCAAGAATACTTTATGGATCTTTGGAAAAGAATTGAACTTTCCGGAGCCGGAGAACCTGGAATTTATCTATCTAATGATAAAGATTGGGGAACTAATCCTTGTTGTGAGATTGCACTTCGTCCTTATCAATTCTGTAACTTGTGTGAAGTTAATGCTTCAGACATTGAATCTCAAGAAGATTTTGAAAAAAGAGTTAAGGGTGCTGCATTTATTGGAACACTACAAGCTGGTTATACTGATTTCCATTACTTGAGAGATGTTTGGAAAAGAACAACAGAAAAAGATGCTCTTATTGGTGTTGGAATGACTGGAATTGGATCGGGAGTTGTACTTGGTTATGATATGAAAGCTGCAGCAGAAGCTGTTAAACAAGAGAACGAAAGAGTTGCCGGTCTTATTGGGATCAATAAAGCCGCAAGAACAACAACCGTTAAACCATCCGGAACATCATCTTTGGTTTTAGGAACCTCATCTGGAATCCACGCTTGGCATAATGACTTTTACCTAAGAAGAATCCGAGTAGGAAAGAACGAAGCTATCTACACATACCTTTCTATCTACCACCCAGAACTTGTTGAAGATGAATTTTTCCGTCCACACGATACAGCAGTAATTACAATCCCACAAAAGGCACCAGAGGGATCTATCTTGAGATACGAATCAGTATTCCAAATGCTCGATAGAGTAAAGAAAGTATCACAAGAATGGGTTAGATCAGGACATAGAACGGGTCAAAATACCCACAACGTATCCGCAACAGTTTCAATTAAAGAAGATGAATGGGAATTGGTTGGTGATTGGATGTGGAAAAACAGAAAATACTACAATGGCCTATCTGTTTTACCTTATAATGGAGGAACTTATACTCAGGCACCATTCGAGGATTGTACTAAAGAAGACTTTGAAAGATTGGTTGCAACATTAAAAGATGTTGATCTTACAAAAGTTATTGAATTACAAGATAATACCGACCTTCGTGGTGAGGCAGCTTGTGCTGGAGGAGCTTGTGAAATTGTATAAGTTATGACAGTTAGTGCATCAAAAGATTGGGTACAACAATTATATGTTCAGGAGATTACAAAAAAGTCTCCTGAACCTAATTTTTATAAAGACAAATTTGGAAACCTTGTGATGACCGAATCTTATCATATAAAAAGAGGAAAATGTTGTGGGTCCGGATGTTTACACTGTCCTTACGAACCAATCCACCAAAAAGGAAATACAAACCTAAAAGAGTCCTTATGAAAGTAAGGATTTTTTTATTTATATAAAAAATTACATCTTTATATTTATTAGTATGGCAAATGGTGTAACATATGGTATTTATTTCC